CGGCACGCGCAATCACTACAACACGACGATGCGGCAGCTGTACATGGTGGCGCTCCTCGCGGAGTACCGGCACCTCTCCGGCGGCCTGACGATGAACCCGTTCGAAGGCCGCCCGCGCGATCCGCGCGTCATTCGAAAAGTGGCCCTCACCCCAGCGCTCGTGCTCGCGTGGCTGGAGCAGATGTCCTATCATGCGCGTCTCGCCGTGGCGATCGCCGCGCTCGCCCCGAAGCTCCGCCTCCGCAACGTGCTCGATCTCGAGTGGGCGACGCACCTCGATCGGGAGCTGACGACGATCACGGTCTGGGCACACAAGAGCGTAGGCCGCACCGAGGCGCCGCTCGTGATTCCGGTGAGCGCGCAGCTGCGCACGATTCTCCAGGACGCGCGCGCGCGGCATCGATGGGCGCGCCATGTCGTCACGTATCGTGGGGCCCCGGTCGCGTCCATCCGGAGCGGGATCCGGGCCGCCGCGAAGGCCGCGCAGATTCCGTACGGGCGTCGATTGCCGGGCGGCGTCACCTTCCACACGTTGCGGCATACGGCGGCGACGATCCTCGCGCGACTCAACGTGAGCCCGTGGCTGCAGCGCGACGTGCTCGGGCATCAGGATCTCTCGACGACGGAAGGCTACACGCACCTGCTCGTCGAGGAGCAACGCGCCCCGCTCGAGCAGCTCTCGGCCGCGCTCCCGATTGCGTCGATCGTGACGCGAGCGGACACGCGCGCCAGTCGGAGCCACGCGGGGGCACCCCGATCAGGAAGCAGTCAGAATGCGCCAGAAATCAGCGGCCTCACGCGGCGTCCGCGACGGGCCACGGGCCGCCCGTTCACGCCTAAACCGCAAACCACTCAAGGAGTTAGAAGATGACATCGCAACGTACTCAGGAGCTAGTGGCCGCAAGGTCATCGGGGTTCGAGTCCCCGCTTCCGCACCAATCACTTACGGCGATCGGCGGGGGCACGACAGCTAGTGGCTCTCACAAGAACGGGGGCACTGACGTCCCTGTATCCCGCGGCCTCCGGCGCCACCGGACGGCGTTCCGACTGTTCCTCGCCCCGATCGTGATCGCCCTGGCGGTGGTCGCCTGGCTGTTCACCACGGACTGGCCCACCCCGCCGCATCAGCCGGCGGATTCCTTGACCGGTGTGCCGCCGCCCCACGTCTTCGCGGCGCCGCGCGACGTGGAGCAGCCGCCGTGGATGCCGTGCGGCGAGGGGCGCGTCGTCTGGTTTCGGCCGCTGGTGATGGGTGAGGCCTGCACGGCCGAGAACGAACGGGCGGCGATTGCCGCCGAACGGGTGCGCCCGCGATGAGGGGAAGGAGGTCGAACCGGCGGCGGGTACCGCGCCGCCGATCCGGTGCGTCAGCGCTTCTTCGCGGGCCGCGCCTTCGTCTTGCCGCCGGTCGGGCGGGCCGCGCTCTTGCGAGTTCCCATAGGGGATCTCCTCCTAACGCGCGAGTGTAACGCCGATTCGTCTGGTTGCAGCCGCGGAAGTGCGTCATCCTCGCGGGGCTCTTCGCGCGTCGGCCAGTCCGGACAGGGCGGCTTCATCGCCACGACTCGCGCTCACGGCCGCAGCTGCGCGGACGTGCGCTGCCGAATGTAGCGGCGGAGTTCGCCGACGGTCACGCACGCGAACTGCCGCTGATAGTGCCAGGGGTCGAGGAGGACGCAGACCTGCTCGTCGCTCGACAGCGTTTCGTGGAGGACGAGCGGCGGCGTGGGAGTCGTGACCGGGGCCGGCGTCGCAGTCGCGCACCCGACAACGAGGACGATCGGGACGAGCAGCGCCGCGAGGCGTCGGGCGGCGCGCGGGAAGTTCTTGTTCGTGGCCGCGAAGTACACGAGCTCACCCCGCTCGTTGAGGCGAATCGCGAAGCCGCAGCCGTTACACAGTTCGGCGCCGCGGACGTGCTCACGCTGCTGCGGCGGCGCGTCACAGATCGGGCACGGGAACGGCGCGATCGGCGTCATCCTGCGCAAGACGTCCGAGAGATCTGGGCTGACCATCCCGTCGGCGTTCACGCGGCGACCTCGCTCACCGGCGGCGGGTTCTCAATGACGATCCAGATCTCGCCCGCGGCCCGCGCGATCAGCGGAAAGAGTGCTTCGAACGCGACCCGCGACTGCAACACGCGGCACGGCGCGCGGTCGCGGCCGACGAGGAGGCAGCCGGAGGTATCGCCGATCCCGTTGCCAGGGTGAATCCGGATCCCTTCGAACCCGGGCACGTCCACCAGGAGCGGCAGCGGCCGTTGAAACGGTAACAATATACTAGACGGACCAATGTTTGAATCAATGAAGGCGAGCGGGCCTTCGCAGATTTGCACGCGAGCCGGTGCGTGTTGGTGCCGCTCAGTTAAGAGTACCCTTTGGGATCTGAGAGTGGTAGGATTGCGCTCAGGGGAGTACTCCGCTAGCTCCAACGAGCTACTTCTTTCCACGGATCACCAGCCGCCAAGCCGATTTGCCGTAGGCTGAAGCATAGAGCCGCTTCCCATTCCGGAGGGTAATGTACTTGGTGTAGATCACCTCGTACCCCTCCGGAACTTCCGCGTCCTTCTTGGACATCCTAAACACCCCCCTTTCAGACGGCTGTGCGCGAATACATGGAGCGGATCAAGCGCGCCGCAAGCACCGAGGAGATCGTCAAAGCTCTTGAGCAGGGTGGATTCGATTTCAACGAGCAGGGCTGGGCCAAGGGGCATCGTCCTCGGATCCTGGCGATTGCGCTGGTGAAGAGCACGGCCGTGTTTCGTCGCGCTTCCAAACGGGATGTTTGGCTTGGAAGGCTGGTACGAGCCGCGTGCAAAGAAGGGACGAAATGGGGACTCGGAACCAGACAGCGAGAAAAAGCTGAGCGGGAAAGCCAAAGCCACGCGAAAGAAACGCTCCAAGAAATCATCCGCGCCAGTGTCGGCGGCGGAGCAAGGCTCAGGAGAAGGAGGCGCCTGATGACTAGGAGGGCGCTGGCTCTCGCGTCCGCCGCACGACCCCACCGACGCGAGGGCCAAAAAGAAGAAGGGCCATTCCCGCCCGCCTGATAACGAATGGGAATAGCCCGTGGTGGGCACCCTCCATAGAGAGCGTCCGCTCTACGCATTATCGGCTGCTTTCCTTGCGCCCAGCAAGGGCCGATAATGCGCCTATTTTTTGGTGCGACGGCGTGACAATCACGCGGTAGCGGCCTGCGGGAATCGCGGTCGCGCCGGGCACCTTCCACGCGCCGACCGGTTCGCCCGGCCGCTCACGGATCTCGTCTTCGAGTGTGAACGCGGCGAAGTGCCCGTCGACGAATAGGCAACCGAGCGTCGCGCCCTCCAGTGACGGTTCGCGAACAAGTCGGAGTCTCACGACGGCCTCCAGCGCCGCCAGAGGCCCCATAGGCAGAGGACGATCACCGTCCAACAGACCGCCTGAATCCCGCCGACGTCGAGGCTGAACGTCATGACGCCTTCCCGCCCATCAGCCCCGCGAAGAAGCCGCCGACGAGCCCGCCGATCGAGCCCCAGAGGCCGCCCAGCTTGGCGCCGCGGTTTTCGCGATCCTCGAGGATACCGACGCGTGTCTCGAGCTTGTAATGGTCGCCGGCGATCGCGTCGAGTTGGTCGCTCATCCGCTCACAGAGCCGATAGAGCTCGCCGAGGGTGACCTGATCGTCGGGCGACATGGTGAGGATCTGTGGCCGGTAAACACTTACTCAAACACTTACTCGGTCGAAATGAACGGCTCGCGCGCGCGAAGCTTCACGACGCAATCGAGAATCGCGCCACCAACGATCTGAGGGTGCGGGTTGTAGCCACGGACGTTCTCGTCACCCCAGAAGCGATCCCACCTCCAGCCGAATCGGATCGTCGCCCACCGTCCGCTGTAGGGAATGGCGATCGCGACATGCTGTCGCCCGTTCGGCCAGGTCTGCGTCTCGAACAACGCCCCGCCCGCCCACTGCTCGACGCGAATCTGCGGCGGCTCGGCGGACTTGAACGACTGCAGCCGCTGGATCAGCGCGAGCTGTGTGCCGAGCGCGCCAGGAATGCGCCGGTCGGTGCCCTGGTTCACGAACATTCGATCCGGCGGATAGTCCGCCCGTGGGTCGGTGGTATCGATCTCGTTCATCGGCGTCAGGCTCCTTCGCATCGAAACAACACATCCACCTCGTTCGCGCGCACGCGGACGTCGGTGACGTACCGCCATCCCTCCGCACGCATCGCCACGCGCAACGCGTCGACGTCCGGCCGCCGGGACCGTTTCACGAGCGGCGCATCTACGGCGTAATCAGTAGCGCCGTCGGTGCAGGCAGCGGCCCCGGCCGCCCGAAAGGGACCGGGTTCGACCAGGCGCCTTTCGTCGCGCCGTTCGCCGTGCGCGCATAGAGGTCGTATTCCTTGTCTGGCTCGACGCCGAACAGGAAGGCGCCCACGGTCGACAGCCGATAGCAGTCCGCCGTGCCCGCCACGAGCGACCACGACGCCTTCGTCACGCTGACACTCGCGACCGGCACCCCGGTCGAGGGCCCCGTGCCGCGCTCGACCACGAACAGCTCGGTCTCCGTCCACTTCGGCGCGCCGCCAAACGTCGCTGTGAAATCGGGGAAACTGCCGTGCACCGCGTGGTTCGTGCTGGTCAGCACGGTCAGCGCCGGCGGCGGCGGGGTGCACGGGTTCTGCGCCCACGTCGGCGCGGCGATACCGAGCGCGATCAATGTCCATACGAGACGAGCCATTGCGGAACCTCCACGAGTCGCCCAAGCCAGAAGGGCAGGCTGTAGCGTTGAATCTGATAGAACACCGTCAACACCGCGTCGGTGCAGAGCAGGCCGGCATCGCAGGCCGTGACCGTGAGCACGTTCTTGTCCGGCTGCAGCACGATCACCGGCACGAACCACGTCTCGAGGCCCTCGCACGAACCGGCGCCGCCGCGACTGTTCGACCAACTACACGTGACAACGGCGAGGTTGTCGCTCGCGGTGCCGGAGAGCGGCGCGAAGGGCGGCCCGAGGTTGGCGAACTCAGTGAAGTAGTTCGCGTCCGAGGTTGGCCCTGTGATCGTGATGATCGGCGCGGTGTTGCCTTCGATGAACTCGTAAGCGCCGGGATCGTAGGCGCCGCCTTGGGGCCGCACGGTGCCGACAATGTCGGGCGTCGCCTGCGTGAGCGTCGCGCCGTTATTGCGCGCCGGGCTCCCTGATTGGAGCCGGAAGTCGTCCGCGCCGGGGTTGACCAGGAGCGGATCGGCATTCGTCCACCCCCCAGCCGAGACCGGTGTGCCGTAGTTGTTCGTCTCACTCGCGAAGCTGGCGCCGCCCGGTCCTATGAGGCGGACCGTCGGCGTGGCTGCACAGACGTTGTTCCGCACCGTCAGATTCGTCGCGCCGCTATCGAACTGGACGCAATACGTGGCCGGGTTGTAGCAGGTATTGTTGATGACCGTCGCGGAGCTGCTGCCGATCACGAGGCAGCCCGAATTTGACGACTGTCCGCTGTTCGACGGGAAAATGTCCCAGATGACGTTGTTGACGATCAGGCCTGATGGCGCCGACGACGCATAGAGGATGCCGCAGCCGCGGCGCGATCCCGACAGTTGTAAGTTGTTGTGGACCTTGTTCCGCCGCGCCGTGTTGCTCCCGGCGGTCGGACCGCTCCCGCTGTAAACGTGAATCCCGCACGCCGAGAAGTTGTGTATGTCGTTGTCCTCCATCAGCACGTTGTCGTCAGCCGAATAGATCCCGTGGCTGAGGCCTTCATTTGTTCCGCCGTGATGGATCTCGCATCGCGTGATCTCGTGGAAGCCGGCGCCGTGATCGTTGAACTGGATCAGCGCGAACGGAACGCTCGTGTTGCCAGATATTTCGCAGTGGTTGAAGCGGATATGATGCGCGCCCCATCCGGTCGTGACAGGGCTGGTGCAAAAGTCGCCGTCGACATAGACGTAGTCGAACTCGATGAACGCGCGATTGATGCCAACCGCGAGGCACCAGGGCCTGTTGCCGTTGTCGGCGAGCGGGCGCAGCGTCCACACCGTGCCGGCCGGCCAGCCGCGAATCCAGATTTTGTTCGTCCAGCTCGTGCCGCTGCCGATGCCGCCGACGTTCGGCGCACCGCCAGAATCGTTCAGCCAGAAATTCTCGTTGTAGACCCCCGCGCCGACGCGAATCTCATCCCCCGCGGTGATCGTGCATTTGCCGACACCGTTGGTGCCGGAGAACGTGAGCTTGGGCGCGGTCGGGTTCCCCTGGCCGTCGACCTGCTGGGCCTGCGCACAGGTGTTGTTGTCGTTGCCGGTCTTCGAGACATGGAAGTTCGCGGCCTCGGCGGCGCTCGCCGCGCACAGCAAGAGGAGCGTCAGCAGCACGCGGACCATCAGCCGACCCCCAGTAAGGTCCGCTTCCCACGTGCCCCGCCGCCCGCGGCGGCTTCTGGATAAATCCCCATCGCGCAGATCGTGTCGACGCTGCTCCCGGTCGTGAACGGCCCCGTGTTCGAGCTGAACGCGGCGATCTGATGCTGCGCCATGTGTCCAACCCCGGAGCCTGCCGTATCGCGTGTCCAGCCAGAGCCCGCTGTCGTGGTCGGCGCGCCGCTGTAGATACATGTCGCCACGCCGAAACCCGTCGCGGTCAGGCCCGTGCTCGACGACGTGTGGCTCGTGCCGGTATCGCCGTTCGTGCCGGTCTGGACCATCGCCGAGTTGTCCGCGCCGTTCAATTCGTAGGCCCAGGCGGTCCAGTTGTCGCCGCCACTTGGTGCGTCGATGGCGACGTTGACGAACCCGCCAGTGATATTCCGAAAGTGCTTGATGACGACCAGGGTCGGCGAGCCGCCGATGACCGCCTGTGTATAGGCGCCGTTCGTCGCGTCAGAGATGCCATACGTGCCGCTGGCGCCGCCGTTGTGCATGAGCGCCACCACCACCGCGTTGCCGGTCTGCGTGTTCATGCCGAACGTGACGTTCGCGTCGCCGCTCTGCGTGTTGTTCGCCGTCTGGACGAGCGTGACCGCGGCCTCGGCGTCCGGCCCGGCGACGAGCAGCAGCGCGACGAGGAGGGTGAGGGGTAGCGTCCTCATGGCGCGTTCTGCTGCACGAAGGTGAGATAGCCACCGACGGCGATCGCTCCAGACAGCTCGATGCAAAACGCCTGGCCCGAGGGCACCTTGATCTGCACATGCCCCGCGTTGGTCCTCACGAAGCCGCGGCCGTTCGTCGCGTCCAGCGGATAGAGGCCGCTGATATTCGTCTCGCCCGTACCGCAACTGGAGCCGGTGCCGTACACGAACTGCAGATCGACGTCGCCGTCGGCCAGGATGTCGTAGCCGCAGATGTAAATGAGCGTCGTCCCGCTGAGCGCGACGATCTGGTTCTTCCCGGATGAGGAGATGGCAATCGGCGCGGTCGTGATCTTGTTCGCGTCGTTACAGATCGCCGGCGGACACGTCACGCTGTTGCACTTGGAGACGTCCACCTTCTCTTCAGTGAACTGCGCGGCCGCCATCGCGGCCTCGGCCTCCGCATACCGGTTGAGTGTGACCTCGGCTCGTGCGGCGGCGGCCGACGAGAGCGCGAGCGCAAGTGTGAGGAAGAGAAGGATCAGCAGTTTCTTCATGGCAGTCCTACGATGGTGACGACGACGTTGGACGCGCCGCCGAGCGTGATCGACACGCACCGGGAGCGCGTGTAGAGCGCGGGATAGGCGTCGCCGCCGGGCGCAAACTTCAGCGCGCCGTCGGCATCGCCGCCGGTGTTGCTGTGGGTGATGAGGATCGTCCAGTTGGCATTGTCGAGGCTCACCTCGTAGACGACGTTCCACGCCGTCGGCGCGGCCCCGGTGCCTTTGACCTGCAGACTGTGCCGCGCGAGCCCTGTGGTGGCGGCGTTGATGGCGGTGCCGGACGCCGCGCCGGTATAGGTGTCCTGCCGCGTCGCCATCACCGCGACCGCGCCGATGAGCGTCGTGAGTCGCTGCGCGATCCGCTGCAGGCGCCCGTTCAGGCCGCTTGAGGCGGTGTCGCTCGCCGGCGCCGTCTCCGTGAGCGACCCCAGCTTCGCGGCGATCGCGCCGTCGCTGCCGTCGTTCTCCGTGAGGCGGACGTGCTGCACGCCCTCGTCGCCGACGAAGGTCGCGCGGACCTTTTTCTCAGTGCTGAAGAAGTCTTTAAAGCTCCAGGACGCCACGGCGTTAGACCTCCGACTCCGGCGCTTCGGGTGCCGTCGGCGCCTCCAGCGGTTCCGCCGGCGCCTCGATCTTCGGGTGCATCAGCGCGTCGGCCGCCGCCTCGCTCAACTTGTCGCCAAACGTCTTCTGCTGCGCGTCGAACGGACGCAGCAGGAGCTGCTTGTGCTCGATGCCCTGGCCGACCTCCGGGTGATCGGTCACTTCCGTCATCCCGTCCGGTGGCGTCGCGCTCGCCGCGCCTTCCCCGTCGATCTCGAGGACCTCGTCCACCACGCCGCCGACCGTTCGCACGAAATAGCGCCGCATGGTTACCACCCCGTATCCACTTCGCCGCCGACCGTCGCGCTGCTACCGGTGGCCCCACGCGTGCCGGTGATCGTCGTGCTATTAGTGAGTGCTAAGCGGATCGACGTGGCGTCGAACGACGAGCCCTCCGCGCCTAAGTGCCGCAATTTGCTCTTGCCTGTGTCGACCGATGTGATCGTCGCGGTCTTCGACGACTCGCTCGTAAACGCGATGGTGAAGCGTTGAATGAGGCGGTCGACGCGCGCCCGCGCCCGTAGCGTAGACACCGGCATTACGTGACGACCTCCAGCACCGTGAGCCGCGCGCTGACGACGCTGGCCTGCGACGCCTTCCCCTGCACGAAGTCGTTCACCGCGAGTAGGCGGGGCGTGTCATCGAGGAGTGTTTCTTTCGAGACGAGCGTGTCGCCAAAGATCTCGTCCTCGGCCGACGACGTGTCGCCGGATTCAACGATCGTGATGTTCGGCGCCCGGTCGACCGTGTCGGTGTTGCAGAGCGTGTAATTGAGGAGGAGCGCGTGCTTCAGGCTCCCGGCGTTCGCCGTGTAGAGCGTCGAGTAAGACGTCCCGAGCGCGACGCCGTCGATCACCTTCAGCGTGAGCCCACCTGGCTGCGCCGCGTACTCGGTCACTTCCGCGCGCAGCGCGACGAGGTTCGTCGTGCCGGCCTTCCCGCGAATCGTGCCGGAGGCGCCGAGGAACCAGCCGCCGGTCGGCGCGAGGATGGCCGTCTCGCCCGCCTCCAGGGTGTCGTCGAAGATGCGCTCCGCGACGCCGGCCGATCCGGCGTTCGGCACGAGGTAGAGTTCCACCGCGAGCGCGGCCGAGTGGGTGTTCCGAAGCGTCAGCCCGTGCACGTGCGCGACTCCGCTCCCAGGCGCGGTGTATAGCGTCGTGACAGCGCCGGTGAGTAGCACGCCGGCGAGGCGCTTCGCGTCCACCGTCGTCACGGCGCTCTGGTCCTCGTCGAACATGGGGAACAGGAGCCGCCCGAGGATCGAAACGCGGTTGATCCGCTTCTCCTTGATCGTGTCGCCCGCGAGCCACAACGTACTCACTGGACGATCTCCAGTCCGATCCGCGCGCCGCGTGGCGCCGGCACGTGGTCGCCAGCCACCAGCCGACCGAGCGTGTCCTTCGCGAACCGCACGACGACGTCACACTCAGGACAGACGATCGGGCCGACGTACGGAGACCCATCCGGCAGCCGCAGGTCCCCCGGCATCACGGAGGCGCCGGCGGAGAACCCGCCCGTCCAGAGCGCGACCACCGCGCCGCAGGAGGAGTGGCGCACGTCGCGAAGCGGGTGACCGTTGACCACGACTCGCATCAGGCCACCGAGAGCGTGAGTTGCCACGTCCACCGCACGGCGATGCTGCCGGTCTTCGTGATCGGGCTGGAGAGGACGTAGCGCGCGAACAACGTGTTCGCCGCCGTGAAGAGACCCGCCTCGCGGAGCGTGTTGCCGTTGCCCTGGTTGGCGGCGAGGTAGTAGCTGAGCGTCACCGCGAGATCGGTTTTGACGCGGGCGGTGAGCTGGTCGCGGAGTAGTTCGGCGACCAGTTGCGTGTCGGTGCTCGCCGGCGCGGTCGCATCGGTGCCGATCGCGAAATGCGTGAGGCTGCCGGGCGCCTCGTTCGCCAGGAAGTCGCGCAAGAGGTTGAGGCCCGCGTTGACGGTCAGGTTGTGGCCGCGCTCACGGGAGAGCCGCCGGCCTGTACGCGCCTCCAGGACGTCGACGCAGACGTTCACCCCGAGACCGAGGCGCTCACGCCGCGTGCTACGGAGAAGGCGCGCGCCACTCATGCAGCGGCCTCCATCGGTACAATGGCGCTGCCGTTATGCCGAAGATTCCGCGTGTATGTATCCAATGCGACGCTGGGTTTGAAGTCTGGCCAACTGATTTAGACAATCTCGACGTCATCCTTGCCCCGTTGCGTCAAGCCACTTCGCTGTAACCGCACTCCGCAAATCCCACCCGACTCTCAACGCTGACGTTCTGCGTGTCGAGCACGTCGGCGATCTCCGCCCCGTCGACGCGCCGGCGGAGCAGCACGAGGACCTCGTTCTCGCGGATGACATAGTCGCGGCCCATCTCGGCGAGCTTCTGAAAGAAGGCCACCCAGCCGCCCTGGAAGTCGCCCTCGAGCGCGCGCACGCTGAACATCAGGTGCGGCTCGCCGTCGGCATCCGGCTCCGTCCACTCCGAGGCGCTGACCGACTCGATCAGGAATTGGTCGTTGAGCCCGAGCTTGGCGTTCGTGATGGTGACGAGCTGCCCGGCGCGGAACCCGGACGTCCTGGTCGTCGCGTCGATGACCCGCGTCACGCGGCCGAACCGCGCGAGCAGTTGGTCGGCGGTTTCGAGCGCCAGGTCGCCGGCGTCGATGTTCGGTCGATCCTCGACGTGTTCGTAGCGGCCACTGCCGCCGTCGAGGTTCGCGCGCGTCGCGATCTCGTTGTCGTCCTCGGCGCCCACGATCAGCGGCACCTGGCCTTGATAGGTCACCGCAAGGACGTCGGCCGTGCCGAGCACGGTGCCGGTGTCCGACTGCGCGATCTCGGTCTTACCCTTGTTCCAGTACCAGTCCTTATCGCTCTCGACGCCGAGGATGCCGACGATCTGGGCGAGGCCATTGATGGTGATGATCGGCTCGGTGCCCGCCGCAAACGCCAGATTGAAGACGCGCCGCGTGCCGTCCCCAATGAACGACTCCGTGCGCGGATCGGTGAGGTCGGTGCCGGCGCGCACGGTCTGCGCGTTGCGGTACTGGTCGACGCTCGACGACACGCGCATCGTGACGTGCGTGGTGTTCCCGATCGCTGCCGGCGCGAGGACGGAGGACCGCGCGCGCACGTGCAGGCGCTTGAACGGGTCGATCCACCAGGTCATCCCCGACAGCTCACTCAGCTCGTTGAACGCCTGATCGACGTAGAGGTAGTTGAAGACGGCCTTCACGATGGTCGGCCCGTCCTCGACGTCGCCGAGGGTGATCCCTTCGCCGAAGAGGAAGTTCGTCCGGATGTCGGCGACGATCGCGCCGACGGTCATCTGCTCGTAGCTGGCCGCGACGAGCCGTCGCTGCGGGATAGCGCTGTAGTCCTGCGCCTGAATGTCGTAGACGAGGAACTCGGAGTCGCCGTCTTGCTCGATCGCGACCTCGCTGACGATGCCCCCGAACATCAGGAGGCCGTCCTCCGCGAGCACGATCCGTGAGCCGACGGCGACCGGCGCCGGGGTCGTGTAGTGCGCGCGCACCTTGATCGCGAACGTGTCTCGGCTGTTGAGCGCGGTGTTCCACGACAGCGACCCATCGATCGGCGCGACGCCGATGCCGCTGATCAGGACGTCGATGCCCTCAGCGTCGACGATATCGTCCGAGGGGAAGAAGAGGACGATCGACATTACAGGCGCACTCCGTACTGCCGGAGCACCGAGGGGATCAGCGGCACGCAGGCGCGCGCGACCTGTTTGCCGTCGAGGTGGACAGGGATCTCAATAACGATGCGTTGCCCGCCGTAGGGCTCGCCGCGCGCGATGCGGTCGACGCCGGAACGCCCGCCCATCCGCGCGACTTCCACGCGCGACAGCATCCGCTCGCCGGTTTGCCCGATCAGCGGGACTTCGTCGGTCCACAGGCCGCGGTGCGCGCGTGGCCAGCCGCCGACCCAGCCGCCGCCGTGGAGGACTTCGCCGCGGGCCCGGGCCTCGTAGTAGTCGTTGAGTTCTTCGCGGGCCTCCGCCTTCGCGCGCGCGTCGCTGTAGTCGTTGGGATCCTTGGGCACATACGGCACGCCGGCTTCGCGCGCTTCGTCCTTCGTCAGATAGCCGTCGCCCTCGTCGTCCTCGTCGTCCTTCTTACTACCACCGCTATCGCCATCGCCCCCGCCGGAGGCCTTGAAGTCCAGTGGGATGACGACGCCTTCGCGCATCATGGCTTCCAAGTCGCCCCACGCCGCCCCCAGCCGGCCGAAGTCCACGACGCCCGTTTCGACGGCGACCCCGATCGCCTCCTGCAGCTCCTTGACGGCTGCGGTGTCGCCGAGAGACTCGTGCAGGCTCTCGACTTCGCGCAGGACGGTTTTCAGATCCAGCGTGCCGGATTTGCGGAAGTCCTCGAACGCGTCTTTCAGCGTGTCGATGGAGTCGAGGTTCTCGAGCTTCGCCTGCAGGATGTCGATCGGATCAGAGAGCGCGGCGAGCTCGCCCGCTGCCTTCTTGGCCGCCTCCGCGCCCTCGGCGAGAATCTTCTGATGCTCCAGCAGGATCGGGTTGATTTGCGCGAGGACGGCGGCGACGGCTTCCGGGCCTTGCTTCTCCGCTTGCCAGAGCGCATCCGCGATCGCAAGGGCTTCGGCTTCCGTCCTCCCGACCGCGAGATACGCGTCCCTGATCGCCACCACGGACGCCGCCCACTGGAAATTCCCGGTCGCCATCGCTTCCGCACGCTGGGATTCGCTCAGGCCGGCTTCAAGCCCTTTCCTGAACGACGCCGCGGTTTCGCGCCCCTGACGTTCTGCCTTTGACGGCCCGAACGCGCCATCGAACAACTTCGCGATTCCGCTAATCAGCGGTCCGGCTAAGGCCCCGATCCCTGGGAGGATTGAGTTGAACGCGCCCCCGATCGTTGCACCGAATATGCTGGCGATGCTTTTCTGCATCGCTTCACCGCCGAAGATGTTCTTGGTGAGCTGCCCGCCGAAGAGGCCGCTCACGCTTTTGACTACATCCCCGCCACCGGTCAGCGCGGCCATGATGGTTGGGCCGAGTTCCTTGCGGATGACCTCGCCCATTCCGCTGAACTTCCCTGACGCCTTCCCCGCTTCGTCGGCGATCGCGCGGATCGTGTGCTGGCCGATGATGGTCTGCTGAATCAGATCGCGAAGGTCTTCGTTGACCGGGAGGAGGCCCTGCTCGTCGAAACCACGCGCCTCGTTGTTCGCGAGGCGGATCTGCTCGCGCCAGAATCCCAGCGCGGTCGTCATGCCCAGCGTCGCCGCTTGCAAGTCGGTGGCTTTCTCGGCGGACGCCGCCACGTCGTTCCCCCATTCGTGCGCCCACTCTGTCTGCCATCCGGCGATGAGGAGTTGCATCTCCGCCTCAAGCTCACGCACGGCCGCCGCTTGCTCGTCGGTCGCTTTCGTCGCGGCCTTCGTGTTCTCGGTGACGAGGCGCAGCGCGCCCTCACTCAGGCCATACTTCGCGGTGAGTTCATCGGTGGCGACGCCGAGCGTTTTGGCGGCGTTGATCTCTTTGACTTGCTCGGATGTGAGGCCCGCGACCTCCGCTTTCATCTTGGCGAGCTGCTGCGTGTAGGTCTCCGCGGCTGGCGTCGCTTCCTGCCCGAAATGTTTGGCGAGTGCCGCGAGCTGACCCGTGTAATCCTCGGTCGAGGCGTTGAGGCGTTGCTGCGCCTGCTCGATCACCCCTGCGGTGGACTGGAAGATGCCGCCCTCGGCGATGACCTGGCGGAGGGCGTCCCCCCAGAGCACCGTCGTGCCCAAGAGGCTCCGGATATTCGCCGTCGTGTTCTGCTTGAACCTGTCCCAGGCGTCGCCCGCCGCGTCGAGCGCCTGCAGCTGCGCATCGGTTGAGATCTGCGCGCCTTCGGCGAGTTGGTGGTACCCCTCACCGACCGCCGCGGCGATTTCCTTGAAGCTCTTGCCGAACAGCAGCGCGCCGATCCGGTTCCGCTCCTGCTCGTTCTGCATTCGGCCAAGCGCGCCGACGACGATCTCGAATTGATCCTCCGGTTTCAGTTGCCGCAGTTCAGTGAACGAGAGGCCGAGCGCCGCGACGCCCTGCTGCACGCTGCCGCTGCCACCCGCGAGGGTGCGTCCGAGGTTGAACGACGCCAACGTGAACGCCTCGACCGAGGAACTTGTCTGCTCCGCCGCAAACTGCATTCGCTGGACGGCCGCGGTGCTCAGTCCAGTCGAGTTCGCCATATCGAGGGTGGCGCCCGCACTGCGGAAGGCTTCCTCGGTCCAGGACTTCAGCGTGGACACGCCACGCTGCAGCAGATCCGATGCGAGGTTTCCGGCGAACGAGGCCCGGAACGATTGCCCCCAGCCCGTATTCGCGCCGGTGCCTCGCTTCGTCTCATCCGTGATCCCGGCGATCCCTCTCCGCGCTTTATCGAATTCGGATTCGGATAAATTTTTGGCCCGGATGACGATCGAGATCTCGCGATCACCCACGGCGTCGCCCCTGTTGTTGTGCCCGGCGCTGCTGCCGCTCGCGCTGCGCCTCGGCGAGCACGGTGTTCGACACGTCGCGGAGGCAGTCGAGGGCCTGCATCAGGTACGCGTCCTGTTCGCCGAGACTGCCCGGCCCAGGCAGCGCGCTCCGGTGATAGAAGCCGTCCCGCACGTCATGTGTCCATTCAAACCACCGCTGTAGGTCCTCGACCTCGGGGGTGAACAAGAGCACCGGGCACGTCTTGAGCCGAACGCCGTCATCGCTCACCCACACGTCGTGCTCACGCTCGATGCCATCGCAGCTCCGCTCGTAACAGAGGGCGCGCCGTCGGCACTCGTCGCAGGAGGTGCCGGTCTCACTCCAGAGGCTTCCGGTCCCTCGGGTCCGTTGGAGGAAGGCAGAGAATCGGACGGCGAGGGTGAGTCGTTTTTTAGTGCAGGCCGGAACATGTTCTTGTCACGGATCGCTCGCAGCGTCGCCATTAGTACGTCGCGTCGCGCCCCCCACAGGGTGACGAGTTCACTACCCTCGGTGGCGTCGTGTGTCTGGCCCGTCGCGTGATCCGTCACCTCGATCTGGCCAGGCACCACGCGCACATACCGGCTGATCGAATTCCCGAGGAACGTGCGCCGAACGTCCTCCTCCTCGTCGTGTAAGCGTTCGTACTCCCCGCGCTGCGGGGCGGTCATCTCGACGAGGCGCCGGCGTCGGATCTCCGTATCCGGAATGACGAAGTCGCTGCGCTCGACGATCGAGGCCTTGTACGCGCCCAGGAGTGAGTGCAGGCGGTCGTCCTTATAAAGGTCGACGGCCTCACTGAACTCCACGAGCTGCTGCTCGTCGGTGAGCGCGGCCGGCCGCCGCTCCTGCTCCTCGCCGGGCAGGCGCATCGACACCAAGCGATCTGAATGCGCATCGAAGACGTGTCGAAGCCCCGCGATGAAGGCAGCGAAGTCGTCGAGCGTCATCCGCGTAATGAGCAGGTCGATCGCGTAGCCGTCGATCGGGACCGTCGCTGGGTGATACCCCGACGTGACTTTGAGTTTTGGGTTGCCTGACATGCACACACCTTTCTGACTCGCGGCGTGATTGCCGCGATGAACGACCCCGTCAGCAGCAGGTGCGCGCCAGGCTGGGCGGGCCCCGGGAGTCGGCAGGAACCCCGATCCAAAGGCCCGAGTGGCGAGCGAGAGTGCGAGAAACCGCCTACGCCAGTACCAGTGTCAGCTCGTTGTTCTGTCCCTCGGCTGACGCGAGGGCTGTGCCTTCAAACGCCCACGACACCGCTTCGTCGGGGTCGTCCGTCTCCGGCACGTCGAAATCCACCTTCGGGCTCCAGCACGCGATGATGCTGCCTTCGGTGCGTCCGGTCTGCTTCAGGATCGAGACCGGCGTGCCCGCATACGCGACGTCATGCAGGGTCGCCTGGTTCTCGACGAACGCCTCGAAGCTGATCATCACTTCGCGTTTGCCGTTGCGGTACACCTCGGTCGCGACCGCCTGGCCGTACTCCTGATTGCGCACCGCGAGGGTGTTTTTGAGCGAGGCCTCGTAGTGCTTGAACTTGTAGGCGGTGTCGTTCACGAGCAGCTCGCCGACCATGCCGGACGGCACGACGGTGCCGACGGTCGTGAACGTGCCGGGATCCGCCGGCACGCCGGTGGGCGACAACTGGGTCGCGGCCGGACCTGACAGTTCAAAGCGCGGCTCCTCGTTCGCGTCGAAGATCATGTTGAGGTCGTCGGCGCCGACGCCGAGGAGCAGGCGCTTGAAGTTGGCCAGGTAGTGCGCGATCGCCAGCGACAGCGCCAAGTTCGTCGTGCACTTGTAGGTGACGGCGCCCTTCAGCGACTCGCCCGCGGTCGGCGCGGTCGGCAGCGCGGGCGCCCATGTGAGGTCCGCCCCGGCCACGACCGTGAGGACGCGCACATACTTCACGCTGTTCCGTGTGATCAGCACCCCATCGCCCACCGCCAGCGTGCCCGCGCTCGCGACGGTGCCGGTGGTTGTCGTCGGCGTGCCCGAGAACGTGGTCGCCAGCGTCACGTTCGTCTTCGCGCCGAACGCGCACTCGAAGATCTCGTCGGCTTCAGGCAGCGTGTTGAGCGTGCCGGAGGGCCGAATCACCGCATTGAGCGAGCCGAGCGCGGCCGACAGACGCCGATCGAAGCGGGTCGCGAGGCCGGCGGCGGACGTCTTCTCCGGCGACGGCACCCGGTTGAACGGCTGGAACTCCATGCCGAGCTCCACATGGCGGAGCGCGTCGGTCGCCGAGAACGTGACGCCCGTGTCGGCGTATGCGCTTTCCTTCTTGACGTAGACGCGTCCAGTGCGGCCGAGATTCAGTGCCATCGGTTCGTTACTCCACGGAGGCCGCCGGCTCGATCGGGTCGAACCAGGCCTCGTCCATCACATCGCGCACGCGCAGCCCAGGCGCGACGAGCTGGTTCAGATCGACGGTCGCGCCGGGCCCGCACCGGAAGCTCCACCGGTCGCCGCTGGTGCCCGTCGGCCCGGTGGCGGTCGCCTCGACGCGCGATCGCCGCAGGTCCGTCGCCGGCACCCGCTCACGCGTTAGGCTGCCCATACGTCCGCCTGACCAAGATCTCGAGGTCCACAATGGCCCACAGCTCCGAGGCGCCCTCGACCTGCGGCGTGCGCCGCACGATGCGCGTCTCGTACGCGTGTCCGCCCCTGGTGATATCCACCGCGACGGCTTTCTCGACGTCCGCGCAGCCGCGGAGAAATGTCCGCATCAGCGAGGCGTCGTCGGTCGGATCGAAGTCCTGCACCCACCACACCGTGATCGGCAAGACCAACAGAATCCCGTTCGGCCGCTCGACGTACTCCCACGCGTCGTCCTTCCACTCGACGAACAGGAACGGCCGCGGCCCGCCCACCGGCGCGATGAGCGTCTCCGCGCTCGCATCCGGATTGAGCTTCACCGCCTCCGGCGCCACGTCGAAGTGGTACCCGCCCGCGAGCGAGATCGCGCGGAGCGCCGCCTGCAGGTCCTGGACGATCAGCCATTCAATCGGCTCCGCCACCGCTCACCTGCGATCGCTGAAAGTCGAGCTCGTGATCGAAGTTCTTCTCGAACGCCAGCTTTGCGCGCAGGAGGGCCACGCCCCGGTACTTCGCGAACACGCGGCCGAGCGAGGGGCCGAAATGCTCCCGGATCGGCAGCCGCTTCGCGCCCGGCTCGCGGGTAAACACACCTGTGTGCCCGCTGCGCATCGTGCGGATGAACGCCTGCGGCAACCGGCCGCGGCCGCCGCGCAGCTTGTAGCTGACGCCGCCGCGGGTGGTCTGCCGTGCGTTGAATTTCATCAGCGGGATCCGCTTGAGACTCGCCGCGAGCTCCGCCGTCGGCCGCGCAACGCTGGCCTCGCGCATCCGGAGCGCGGTCCGCACGTCGGTCGATTTGATCCCGACGTCCTGCGCAATGGCGCGCACCATCACCGTGCGGCCACTCGCGATCGCGCGGTTCATCGCGCGGATCGAGGCCCGCTGGACCTTCCCAGGCATCGCCTCAAAATCGGCGATGAGTTCGGCGGCCCCGGTGATCTCCACTCTCACAGTTGTTGTGTCTCCTTCACGATGACTTCCCAGAACTGCGGATCGACCGGCTGCGCCAGGTGATCCCGCTGCCACGTCTTCACCGGGCCGCCCTTGACTTCAGGCGCCGCAATCGTGGTACCGGTCGGCAATTCCGGGACATCCGCCCGGGGGATCGCCAGGACACGACGCGGCGCCCGAAGATGAAAATCGGTGCCGAACGGCTGTGGGTCGCCGCGGTCCTCGAGCCAAATCCCTGTCGTGGGGATCGGCGTGGTGTGCGGGGCCGGCCGGGTCACGATGGCCGCCACGCCCAACGTCGCGAGGAACGGTGCCACCGGCGGCAGCATGAGCCCTGTCGCCGCTTACGATTTGGTCAGCTTGATGACCGCACGCGGCCGCAAGCACAGGCAAATCATGTTGCTCTGCGTGTTGATGCCGCGGTACTTGTTCAGGCCCGACGGGTCCGGCGCCTGCTTCGCATACAGCGGCAGGCCCAAGGTGTTGACCGTCTCCTCGTAGTCCGCTGGCGCGAAGCGGGTGATAAAGAGCGACGGCGACGTTGCCGGCACGAGCCACGCCGTATTCGCGGGGATGAATGTCGCGGTGCCGCCCCCGACGCTGTCTGGCTTCGTGACCGCGCCGCGGTACTCTTCCCAGTCCACGTCGCCGAAGCGGAACCCGGTGCTCCGGAGGTCGGCCTGCAGCTTCACGGCCTCCTGGTACTTGTAGGCCTCGGTGACTTTAGCGTGATCGGCGAACGAATCGAACCACCCCGGCGAGCAGATGCCGCGCCAGCCGGTGATGACCTGGCCCCCCAGTTCGTCCTCCGCGAGACGCTTCGCCGCCACGATCTTCCCGCGCACGTCGGTCGTCGCGCTCGAGAAGGCGAAATCCTGCGTCTGCTGCGAGACCCCAAACTCCGTGAAGAGGTTCTTGAGGGTCGCCCCGTCGGCATCGAGCAGAATGCCCTGCAACGCGTTGACGCGGTGGTATTCGAGGGTGACCTCATGTGCCGGCCGCAGCTCGCCCATGCGCTCGGCGACGAGCGCTTCGAGTTGCTGCAGCTCCGTCTCGGATCCGAACTGGCGGATGCCCTGCACTTCGTCGGCGTACACCTTCGAATCCCGCTCGAAGTGGTACACCTTGAACGTATAGAGCTTCCGCTTGTTCGCGCCGAGCGGATCGGGCGCCACGCCGCCGCGCGGCGACGACTGGATGAGCGAGAGCCGCCCTTCCTGCTCCTCGACGTCGATGGCGGTCGTGCGCACACCGGCTTCCTGGAACAGCCCTAGTTGCCCGAGCCGCATGGGCTGGTACTTCAGCTTGTTGATGGTCGCCGTCAGCGAGTGCATGCTGAAGGCATCGCCGGTGAAGACATCGAGCTGCATCGTTCCGTTCTCCTCGCCCGCGGCTACGCGGGACTTACCGAGCCAGGATCCCGCGCGCGGCGAGATCGAGGTACGCGGATTCCTTCTGGGCGGCCGTGATCGCCGCGGCCCATTCCAGTGAGCCCTTGATCACGGTGGCGTCGCGCGCGATGAGGACGCCGGCGACATCACCCGCGCTCGCATCGACGTTGTCGTACAGGAGCCCCGCCACGTCGTCGCGGCCGTCGAACGTCGTCGGATCCCACGCGACCACCTTGCCGCCGCTGAGTTCACGGAACACGGCGACGTTGAACGCATCGCCCACGGCAAAGTCAGTCGCGGCATCCGTAATCGTGATGTTGAGTTGCCGCTGGTTGGCGAGGACCAGGGTGCCGCCGGCGCCCGCGACGATCGAGCCGACCGCCACTTCATCGCCATCCGGCCCGACGATTTTGAATCGGCCGCCGTTGGTGATCGCCTCGATGTTCTCGACCCGGTAGTTGCCAGGCTTCGCATCGGGCCCCAGGGACAGGCCAGAGACGGTGCCGTTCCCGGTGCCGATGACGAGTGGCGCCGTGGTGTCCACAACAATCGTGAAGGCATCGTTCGCGACGAAATCCGTCGACCCATCGGTGATCGAAAAGTTGATCTCGCGGCTGCGATAGGTCGTCGTGCCGCCTGCGCCTGGCGTGAGCGTCAGATTCGGCAGCGCTTTACCGCTCGGATTGACGACCGAGAAGACGCCGCCATGCGTCACCGCTGACAGACAGGTGACGACGTAGTTGCCCTTCTGGACCTCCGGCCCCGCGAACACCTGCGACATGGTGCCGTTGCCGGTCCCGACGACGGTCGGCGTGGAGGCGCGGCCGACGCCCTTGGTCACGCGGCCCACGACGGCGCCGGCCTTCAGGTTCTGTCCGGACAAGACCGTGACGTTCTCGCGACTCGGCGCGCCGGGTCCCGGCCGTTCGCCGAGGATGAATTCGCCGGCGTGGCGTCCTTCACTCAACGCGGCCCCGATGACAAACGGCAGCAGGTACAACGCGTTGAGATCCACCACGGTCGCAACAGCGACAGCCGCGATGGCGATGAGGAGAGTGCGCATGTGATCAGTGCTCCTTCTTCGGTGGGGTGTTGCGCGCGGCGTAGATCTCGGTCGCGCGGAGACGCGCCTGCGAGCCAGCCCCGTGATCGGGCGGCAGCGCGCCGTCGATCTCAATGCGATCGAGCTTGGCCGTGAGCGTGGTGAGGTGCGCCTGAATGTCGGCGATCGCCATCTGCCCGGTGATGTAGCCGTCGGCGAGCTCCGGGAGCTTCGCGGTCGCGCACAGGGCGCGGATCTCGGTGGCGCGCGCCGTCGCCTGCTGCGTGCGGGTCTTCGTCTCGGTGATGCGCGCCTGCACCTGGTCGGCGGTCGCGTGCTCCGTGATCAGGTCTTCAGCGAGCGTGAGGCAGCCGCCCTCGCGGCAGGCCTTCAGTACGTCGGCGGCCGGCATCGCCTTCGGCGGGTCCGCTGGTTTCTCCAGCAGCGCGTCGACGCGCGCCTTGAACTTGTCCGGGACCTTCAGCGTCGCGACGCCCTTGGGATTAAGGCTCGCCGCGGCCTTCAGTCCCTCGCGCTTGTCGGTGGCGAGACCGTGCTCGATGGCCTGGTCGGCGTCCATCCACGTCTCGGCGTCCATGAGCGCGGCCAGCTCGTCGTTGCTTTTCTTCGAGTGCCACTGGTAGGTGGCGATAATGGTCGCCCGCACCTGGTCGAGCATGTCGGCCGCTTTACGCATGTCGCCGGCGGCGCCGAGCGCAATCGTCCAGGGGTTGTGCACCATCACGAGCGCGTTGTCGGCGACGGTGACCTTCGAGCCGGCCATCATCACGATCGACGCCGCGCTGGCGGCGAGGCCGTCGACGATCGTTTCGACCGTCCGGCCTTTTGAGGCCTGCTGCTCGCGGAGCGCGTTGGCGATATTCACGGCGCCGAACACGTCGCCGCCAGGGCTGTTGATGTGGACGCGGATGTTCCGGACCGCATCCGGCAGCTTCGAGAGCTCCTCGACGAACGCCTTCGCCGTCAGGGCGAGGTCGTAGCCGAAGTTGCGATTGTAGAAGTCATCAATCCAGTCGCCAATGAAGTCGATGATGTGGATGTCGACCGTGGACGGGTCGTCCGCGGCGTTCTGAAAGCGGTACCACGTGCGCATGCTTCAGAGGGAAGCGTGCGGCAGGCACCGGCGCCCGGGGAAGAGGGTCGTGTCTAGGTGTCGTCGTATGTGTCGTTTGTCGTCGTTTGTGTCGTTTGTGTCGTTCGTGCTACGGGTTCGCGACCGGCACCACGACCCAGAGATCGCCCCGCTCGCCGTTCGGACAAAACCCGACTTTCCCTGTGCCGTCGGTGAGCGTGAAGCGCGCGACATAGTTGCCGACGGCGAACGCCTCCAGGCCGGTGACGCGCACCGTGCCGGCCGGCTGATC